AAGATGTTCAACGCCTGCTAAGTCAACGTACTTGAGTCGATTGCCTTGCTTTTCTAACAAGCCTTTCTTCTCAAACAATTCAACTAGACCTGAATAAGGATTCATACCAGTCTCGTAAGGAATCTTAACCTGCACACCTTCAAACGGTTTTGCATAGCGTGTCTTCATTACTTTACAACCAGCACGGATACCCATTACTTCTGAGATCTTATTGCCGTCTTCGTCTTCTTTCAACTTCATCTTTTTCATTGCAACAACAATACTTGATGCATAGATGAAGCCTGAGCCGCCGCTGATCTTGTCGTCTGGATCAAACATATCTTGTGAAGCATATGTATGGTTAGTACAAACTAAGCCTACATTGTAGCTACCAATCATGTTTACAGTATTACGGACTAATGAAGTTAGTGCTTTAGGCTTACGACCCATATCACCCTTCATATCGCCCTTTTGGAACTGATCAACGTCAGTAGGTGTTAACAACATACCAAGTGAGTCAATTACAAACAATACTTTAGGACGATCTTCTTCAGCCATTGCTTTGTAATCTGTCATGAAAGTTGAAATAGTTTTCGCTACGTCATCAATCATTGCCATGTTAAGTTTAAGCAATTTATCTTCGCCTGTTTGCACACCTAGTGCATGCAACCAAGTTTCATCAAGTGCATTCTCTGAGTCAATTAGAACTACAAAGATGCCTTGATCTTGTGCGTGTTTGATAATGTTTCCTGAACAGAAATAACTCTTACCTGCTCCTGATTCACCTGCAAACACAGTTACCTTACCTAGCGGAACACCTTTGTGAAAGTCGCCACTGATAAGAAAGTTTAATGCGTATGATCCTGTTGAAATCCAATCAGTAGGATCGTTAAATCCAGCACTCACGCCTGAGATGCTTTTAGTCAAGTCCTTGCGAAACTTGCTAACGTCAAATGATTTAGCCATGTTTTCTCCTAAAAAAGCTGTAAAGGCTGTAGACTTGTTTCTAAAAATACAAGCCTACAGCGTTGTTTTTACTGTCCTTGACGTGAGCGGATCATTGCAAGAATGTCCTGTGCACCGCCTGTTGCCGGTGCTGCTTCTGCTGTAGGAGCAGGCGTTGCAGGCACTGGGTCTGGAGTAAATGGTGCTTCTTCAGCAACTGGAGCAGGGCGTGGTGCAGGAGCACTTTGACTAACTGCTGTTGCATTAGGAGATGCTGCTTGAGTAGGATCGCCTGTGCGAGCTGCAACACCTGCAGGACGGAAGTAGTTACTCCAACGATCTGCATCATATGCTTCACCGTCTACTGACGCTTCAAACATTTCTTTGATTACCTGTACCGCAGTTGCGTCTGGCTTCTTAGGAAGGAAGTCATTGAAGTTGTACAAACCATGCGTGTTAATTGCTTGCATCTCTGTATCACTTAGTGGACGCTCACGACGTGCCCAATTGCTTGTGCCATAGTCTGCATAACCACCTTTAGATGTCTTGTTAAGACGGAAGTCAACACCAGCAGTGTAATCTGTTGGCAATTCTTCCATATCTGGATCCATCAATGCTGCCTTAACAATTTGGAAAATTTGTGGGCCAATAATAAATCGACGGATTGGATTTTCTGGTTTGTCTTCTTGTAACGGATTGTCAGTTACAAAACCTTGGAAAATGTATGAACGCTTTTTCCAGTACTTACGACCCATGTCTTCCAATGAAGGATCTTTAAACCAACCACGTACTTCTGAAAGGATTGGGCAAGATTCTCCGTACATTTCCATACATGGAACTTGTACTTGTACAGGGCGTGAATCAGTTTCACCTTTAATACCTGCGAATGGAAGTTTGATCATCAAACGTTCTTTCCAGAAGAAAGTGTTCTCAGTATCGCCATCTGGTAAGAAACGCATCGTTGCTGATTCGCCTTCTTTAATATTCCAAAATGGGTAAATTGCGTTGTCACCGCCACCGGATGATTGTGCGTTGCCGCCTGAGCGGGCTTCTTGTTCTTTGAGCTTTGCTCGGATTTCTGCTAATGATGCCATAGTATATGCCTCCTAAATGTTATGCCTATGTGCTGTAGCGTTATTGCTACAAGTGCCTTAAAGTGTTATAGCACAGTAATAATTATATACTGGTTTATAACGATTGTCAAGTCTTTTTTAAAGAAAAACTTAAAAACTTATGAGTGTTAGCAGATTAACGTAACCCTGCTAACTCTCTCATTCTGTCATAATCGCCTGTATCTGGTGCTTCCATTTGTTGTGGTTGAGTGCGCATTTGGAATTCTTCAAACTTAGCATTAATCTGTTCGATAAACTGTTTCGCAGGTTCTATAAACTGCTCGCCGTAGTCTTTTTCAATCATTGTCAATACTGCTGTTTCACCTTTTGGAAACTGCCCTGACTCTTTGTCAAAGTAACTAAGGATGAACTCGCCTAATGGTGTCTTCTGTTCTTTTTCTTCCTTGTCGTTGCCTTCTTGAGGTGATCCGTCAGCACCAGTAACGTAGAGCAAATCTTGTACTAGATCTGTATACATACCGTTAATAGCAGGAATTTCTTCACCATCATCACCAAAGTATTCGCCAGCAACTACATCTGCTGCGTCTTCGATCTTACCTGCTTGTACTAACTGCATTGCTTTCTTAATGTCCGGATCACCGTATGCACCAATTTCGTTTGCTTCGAGATCAAAGTCTTTAAATAATTTCATTACCTTTTGTTCTACCGCAGGATTTGAGCCTTCTGCAAATTGACCCATCATTTCTTCAAAGCCTTGCTCTAGTGCAATTTCTTCTGGTACGCATTTGTTTACACGTTTACCTTTGTTCTTACCTGTGCCTGCTTGTGTGCCGTCTTTTTTGTAACCATCCCAGCAATCCATTTCAGACATCAAGTCGTCTGCATTTAATTCTTTTGCTTTTGTTGCTTCACTAACTAGCTTGTAAATATAAGGAAATACATCTGCTAGTTCTTCGTTAAACTGTTTAATAGTTAGTTGGTCAATCCAATTCTCTGCAACATCTGCAGGAACATCTTCCATCATTGGTGTTTCAAATGCTGCAAACGATTCTTTATAGTAATTAGGTTTTTGCAAGCTCTCGATAGTCTTCTTAACTGACTTAATGCGATCATGTACTGCATCCATATAGCCTGCTAGGCTTTCTGCCATAACAGCACTGCGTCCCATGTAATTTTTAAACTTGCGCAGCTTAGACATTTCTTCACTTAGGCTAGTAATATGTGTGCCAAAATCATCAAATGGCTTGCCGCCTTCTGCTACGTGGCGAGCCATTGCTCTTGCACCACTTAAATGTTTGAATGGATATTTAAAACGTTCACCGTCTGCGCTTTCAATATAAATTGCACCAATGTTACGTGTGCGGCTAGCAGTAACTTCAGCATTAATACTTTCAGTATGTTTAACTACTAGTCTTGCGCCATCAACTTTTTGATAACTTACACGGTTTGTTCCGTACATTTTTGATTCAGCCATTGTTTCTTCTCCGGGGCGTTTTGCTAGGAATTTGTAATCTCTTTTATCTAGATTAGACTTAGTTATATCTCTTACACTATAATCTAACATACGTTTTTTTGAAAATACTCTTAACTCTTTTAAAAAATCATACCAAGCATCACGAGTAATTTCGTCTTGATTTTCCATAAAATCTTTTGAGTATATAACTGTTAAACCGCTATCTTCGTTGATACTTACGCTTACTTTGCCTAATCCGTTATAATCAAAATCAAAGAAACGAGCAGCACTAGGCTCGTTGGTTATTTCACCATTAGCATCGCCAATAGTAACCTTTGGAAAACGTCCACGTATTTTGTTAAAAAGGTCTTCGCCTATCTTTTCAAATTCTCTCATGTTAATATTTATCAATAATTGCTGCTAATGAAGATCGGCATTGGTGCTTCGTAATCTTCTATATTTTCAGCTTGCGTAAATGTATTGTAGATTCTTGGATCCCAATCTTTTAGTACTGCCATCATTCTTATAGCAAGTAATGCAGCACTAACAAGATCGTCTGTTTGTCCTGATTTTGATTGATAACTAGATCCTGTTGCTACGTAATTTTTAAGCTCTGATATAAATGGCTTACTGTGTATAATCATTTTATCATTTTCGAGCATAGTTTTAAGTCTACTACATGCAGTAATTTTACTGCCGTGTGTAGTATTGAAACCTTTACGGAATTTCCTGACGTGACCTTTTCTAATTGGTTCGCTAACAAATAATCCTGGAATATTTTCCTCACCGAAGTCGTTTATAACGAGCAGTGCTGCTTCGCCGATACCGTTGTTTTCGACACTCCAGTAAATTCCGTTCTGGTTCCCTGTTTCCTGCGCAAGATACTTACATATATCTGCAAGCACTCTTATCTGCCCGGGAATAGCAGTCGTATTATGTTGCCACTCTGCAACTTGTTCGTAACTTGGTAATTCAAATACTTGTATAGCAGCATTATCGCCGCCTGTTCCCATACTAGGATCGAGTGCTACAGCATATGTATATTGGCTAGTTGGCTTCTTATACCAACGTGTTTGTCCCATATTAACTAACGGACTTGCGCCGTCCATTGTGGCAAGTTTTAAACTACTAATAAGTGTTTCATCGAATACAAGGAATTCACAGTCGTATTCACGACGGAATCGTTCTTCGCCGATGCGTCCTAGTTCTTCTTGTTTCCATTTTTCATCGCGGTCTGGATGTTCCGTCCAGTAACTACGGAAACTATGGAAACCATTAATTCCTACTTCTTGTTCGTTACCGTGTTCATCAAACTTATCTTCTGCTTGTTTCCAAATAGTAGCAAATGTGTCTTCGTCACTGTTTGGTGTGCTTGTAAGAATTGCACGACCACCAGTTGCTAGTGTAGGAGATATTGAAGTCCAAAAGTCAACTGCTACGTTAGGCTGTACAAATGCAAACTCGTCACAGTATAGTAGTGATATAGACATACCACGTCCTGTGTTACCAGTTGTAGTAGCACTAACAATACGTGATCCGTTTTCAAATTCAATTGAGCCTTTGTTGTAGTTAGTAACACCAGCTCTAATATGATCTGGGCACAGTTCGTAAATGTAACGGATGCGTTGCATAATCTCTTGAGCACCTGTATATTTGTGTGCAGCAATAAGAATAGTTTGATCCGGATTAAACATTGCGTACCATGCTAGGTATACAGCAGCGCAAGTAGTTTTGCCTGTTTGTCTTGGTAGCATATTAATGTTGAAGCGGAAATTGTGATAACTTTTTAACAAGCGTTCTTGATATTCAAATGGATCAAATAACAACTTACCTTTTACTGGATGTTGTATGTAAGCAAACTTACGAGCAAAGTACATATACCCGTCCGTAGGATCCATACACTTCATGAGGTCAGCAATCTGGGCCTCGGTAAATGATTCCTTCTTATTTGCTTTTTTAATTAAAACGCCGTCTAATGCTTTTGCCATATTGTATTTACTCAAAAAAATAGGACCCGAAGGTCCTATTTGATCCGATCCCCACCGTAGTTTATTTTTTCTTAAATTGCGGAGGTACTTCACCTTTTTTAGGCTTGCTACCTTTGTCTTTAAGTGCTTTCTTCATTGGCTCTTTTTTGTCGCCGTCTTTGTCAACATCAAGGAAGTCTGGCTTTGCTTTCTTCTCTTGTAGTGCTGCCATTAGTGCTTCTTTAATCGACTCTACTTCCATTTTGTATTCCATTGGATTATCGCCGCCAGCTACTACTTTATAACTTTTCTTTTCACGATTAAGACCGCCTGACAAATCTTTAGTCATCAGTTGTGTATCACCATACGCTTCGTCTGGTTCGTTAGCATAACCTTCATCAAACTTTGCTTCTAACCAAGCATTTAGTTCTTCTGGATCGACATCCATTTCTTCTGCTGCTTGATCCTGTGCATCTTCTGGTTCCATTTCATCTTCATCTGGTCCCATAAGTTCTTGTTTACGTGCAACAATTTTGTCCCATAACTCGTCGGTTATTTCAACGCCTGCGCCTTCTTCAACACTTTCTGGACCCATGTCTGGTTCGCCCATAATGCTTGATAAACGTTCCATGTCCATACGGGGTGAAAGCATTTTAGCACTAACTGGCTCTGCTGCGCCCATACCTGCATTTTTCATCATATTGATTAAATCTTCAACATGTTCAGTGCCGCTTGCATTTAAACTAACATTCATACTAACAGGAGTACCTTGATTCATTGGTGGTGCAGACGGCGGCATACCGCATTCAGCAACTGCTGATTCATTTAATTGTGTTTTTCCAGCATCAATAGCAGTCATGCGCTGGATCATATCTTTCATGTTCATTTTTAGTTCTCCTGTGTAGCTGCACGTTCTTTGCTAGCTTTTTCTAGTTCTTTGAGCAAACCCATTACTCTATTTTCGCCTACGCTGTCTTGTGCAGACTCACCGCCCATATCTTCTTTAGTAATCAAAGGTTCGTATATTTCGTCCTCTGTTTCTTGTTGATACAGTTCTTGTGGTTCGTTTGGATTACGTACAATAATTCGGCTTTGATCAACTGTACATGCTTTACCTAAATACTCTTGTAATACTTGTATAGTAGTTGGGTATTCAACTGAAGTTTCAAAGTACGTAACTTCCATATTTTGTAATTGTGGAAAGTCTAGTGGACGTTCCTGAATTGGTGTTTTTTTACCTGTTGTAAGATTAACAAGACCAAACTTTTTAAGTGCGGTTTCCATATGATCAGCAAAGTGCTCTGGAAGTTCTCCAGCAACTCCTATTTTAAAATCATAGGTCTTTTTTGATTCTGTTAATATGTCGCGAAATGATCTCATTTTATATAATCCTCTATAAACTATTTATCTTTATCTAAGCCTTTAAGGCGCTCTAGAAGACTGTTTCTATCTGTAACAACATATCCTTGACCGTTGATCATGCCGTCATCGCCGGTACTACCTTCTTTGTCCATTTTTTCTTTTTTAAGTTGTAGCTCAACCATTTTTAATTTTTTATCTAGTTTAGCAACCTTGGCATCTAAGCTGGTTTTAAGCAAGCCGCCTGCAACTTCAAATACTCTACTAGCATAACGACTTTCTACATTCATACCAAGATCCATTAGATCGTCATATGCTTCCATTGCTTTGTCAGCAATTTCATTAAGCTCTTTATCAGCCATCTCGCCTAGTCCTTTAACTGCTGGCAATGCACTAGCAATTTTATCAAACTCTGCTATATCACGAAACGTTTTTTCTTGTTCCTTGAGAGCATAACTTTCTTGTTCTTTTTCCTGAGACTCTGCATTTTTAATAATATCTTTAGAGTCTGGTAAATTTAATAAATCTTCTAATTTTTTTGTCATGGGTCCAGTCCATTATGTGCTACTATTATTTATCGTTTTCTACCTTGATGAAATATATCATCCTCAGTAACAATACGGAAAAGAATTCCTTTTTGTTTGCACCAAGCTCTTGCAGCTTCCCATTTTGCTTGATTAATGACCCAATGTGCTTGATTATGTTTGCTACGGCCTAAGTTTTCTTTTATTGATTGGTTCTTAGGTTTAACTTCAATAAGCTCAACTCGCTGTGCTCCGTTTTTATCTGCATAAACAATAAAAAAGTCTGGTACATAAATTGTCTGCTTGCCACTTAATGGATTTCTATAAGGTATGCGTACTGCTTCACTTGCCCATTGAGATATTGCAGCATGTTCGTCGCAAAATTTCATAAAAGTAAATTCCCAACCACTGCGGTATGTAGGAGTTTTATTTCCTACATATTTTTCAGGGTTTTTTAGATTAAATTTACCTTGTGCAAATCTCGACATATTAAACTAAAATATTTCTTTGATCAAATAGTTGTCCTACAGATGGATTTTTATATCCTAATGTACTAGTTTTTGATCTATTTAAATTAAGGATTTGTGCAACAATATTGCTTAACTGGATATCATTAACACCCTTTAATGTGTCTAATAATTGGAATACTTTAACATTGTCAATATGTGCTTGTTGCAATAATACACTTGCTGTATTAATAGCAGCAGTTTGCTCAAAACCTCTTTTAAGAAAATATCCAATAACTGCATCAACTTCGCTTGCACTATATGATATTTCTGTATTATAATAATTGTTGAAGAACTTTTTAGTAAGTTCAGAATCTTGTTGGTTTGTAGAATCTGATTTAGCAGTAGCCATAATTTATCCTTAACTTATTTACTAGCATTAATTGCTTCATTTGCAAAATTTTGTAATTTTGCATTATTTGCAGTATCTGCTGTTAGTTGTTGTTCTATTTGTGATTGAACAGCTGGGGATGCAGCATTATACTCAGCGTAGCTAACTCCGCCCGCGCCTGCATTAAGTGCCTTTGCTGCAAAACTCTTAAGTGCAGATAAATTTGTTGTAAATGCATCTGTTATTGCTGATACACCTTTATTAGATGTCGAAACATTGTTTATACGTGAAGTACTTGTGTTAGCTTGTGAATCAACTGTAGGCACACTAGTATTAGTTAATCCTCCCGGTAATTGATTAAAAATTCCAAATATACCTGCTAGCGGAGAATTATTCGAACTGTTTGTCATTCTAGGAACTACAAAATTATCTACATTTCGTCGTTCGTCAACAAGTGCAGGGTCAGCACTTGCATATGCAGCGTCAATCATATTCTTGTCTGCATACCCCAATGGGCTCATAACATTATCGTATCTAGTTGCATCATCAGTAAATCCTCCAGGCTCGCCTCTATCACCGATGATTCCATGCGTATACATAACTGCTTCGTATGCAAGTGTAATACTATTTGAATTCATGTCTGCGCCACTGCTTGAGTCAACATTTCCATGATTCCATGCAGATATTAATGGGTTAACTAGAGTATATGCATACCAATTTCTTCTAGAAAGTTGATATATTGTTATACTATTAAAGAACGGCCCACGTATTCCAGTATTCATTCCGTATACCGGAATGCTACCATTTTTATATTTGTCACGTGCATCATATGCACCATTAAATGCTTGATTATTACCATCATTAAAATAATAACGATAATATTCTTCTAACATTCCTCGAGTGATACCAGTATTATCATCGTGCAGTACAATATTAACATCTTGATAATCTATACGAGTTTGTACATTCTTTTTACGATTATATTGTTGTTTATTTTCTACACTAATTCTATAACTTGGTAAATCTGCACTCTTAACTAACACTCCAATTTCTTTTTGAAATTTAAATGTATTGCTATTTGCACTATTTCCTACTTCCGGCATCGGAGTAAACAATACATGATACAAGAACTTAGTTTTAGGAGCCAATGCAAGATTGTGCTCATTAAACAACTGATGAGCATGACGTGCATCTCGCAAGTGCAAGTCTAAATTAACATTCTGTAAATATGGATCTTTTAACGACATGTAAATATTTATCCTTGTAGATTAACCGTGTACATAAAGAAAAGCGAGAACTGAATTAACAGCTCTCGCTTCGAATAGCATTATACCAACCTAATTGCTATTAATTGGTTACTACTGTACCGCCGGTAGCTGCTTGTGTAGCTCTTGTTACCGGTGCTCCAATACCAACGAATTCTTCGTCTGCACCAAATTGGATAGCGTTATCATAACGAATAGTTAGTGAAGTAGTAACTGCTTCGTTAGTAGCATAAGCTAGCGTGTTGTAGTTAGCTGATTCAATGTAGCAGCCTACTAAGTGGAAACGATCAATTACGTTTGCACCAGTTGCGCCGTTACCGCCATCTAGAATTTCAATTCTAGTTTGGAACTTGTAAGAACCACTTGATACTGCACTTGACTGTTCGAAGAAGTCGAACTGACGTTGTAGCTGCTGACCAACAATCTTTTGAACATTGTTGTTTGCATCTTCACGCAATGTAAGTGTAATTGGCTCCCATGTGTGCTTACCTGCAAGATATGTTCTTGAGTTATAAGCGTCAATAGTCATCTGTTCAAAACTCACGTTTGGACGAGTTACGTCTACTACTTGTCTTGAAATTTCTCTAACACCATCTGGTCCACCAGTAGTGCCGAAGCTGTCTAAAAATACTCTAAAGCGATACTGTAACTTAGGCATCAATAATGATGAGTTTGATCCAGCACCCTCTGTAGGTATCGAAATATTTTGTAATGTTGTGATTGGCATTCTATTCTCCTATACAATATTTATGCTTTAATGGGTGGACTTTTTTCATCCACCCATTAAGTACGCATATTAACCTAGTGCTGCAATTTCGCCTGTGTTCTTAATACGCAATGGAATGTAAATAAATTCAATTGCTTTAACTGGCTCAATTGCAATATCTAAGTATAGCTCGTTGCGGTCAATTCTACTTGGTGTATTGTTTGACTCGTCACATACAACTAGGAAGTCGTAAAGTGCTCTTAGTCCAACAAGCTCTAGTAGGAGTGAATCAGCTGCTGCTTTAACTTGATCGCGTGTGATCTTATCATTTGGTTCAAACAAGTATGGTCTTGCTAGTAGTTCTAACTGACCACGTAGGTAAACAACCAAACGTGCTACGTTAATACGATCCAACGCACTTGCATTTCTTGCACGAGTTTTTTGACCAAATACAACTAAACCTGCGCCACTAATAAATGTAATCGGGTTAATTGCGTTTGAATACAATGTATCGCGCTGTCCAGTGTTAAGTGCCACTGAAACAAATTCGCCTTCTGCACTAACATAACCAGTTGCGCTTGCATTAGTTACTCCACCACGTCTCGTTCCAGCTGGAGCAAACCAGGGGAATGCAACTTGGTCGTTTAGTACAATAGTACGTAATGCCATATGGCTCGGTGGTACAACAACATTGTTACCTGCATTGTCGCTTGTAAAGCCCCATGGATAGTAAATACCGAAATATTCATCTCTGCTTACTAAACCGTCATCGTTGTCTTCAACTGCTAGTCTAACGTTCTGACCCCATTCATTTAATGATGTAGCATCTGGTGTTAGTCTTGCTGGTGTATCACCGACAACAAATCCAGTTAAACGACGATCGTAGTTTAAGCTGATCATTTCGCCGATTAGTTCTGGATAACCTGGGCAAGCAATTAGGTTAAACTGACGTGATTCTTCATCACGGATGTCTTGGTTGCTGTTAACCATTGCCTGTAGTGCCTGTACAACTGTCTTACGTTGTGCATGACGACCGAATGTACCTGAACCATCTTCGTTATTGCCTGAAGCAGTAACCCAACGATGTGGATAATAGCTGTCCATTGATGCATCACCTTGACGTGGGTTAGTACCAGCTACATCAATGTAGTTACGATCAAAACGCTTAACGTTAAAGCCACTTCTACGTAGGTTCCATAGTAGCATACCTTTTGGATATAGTGCTGGATCTGGAGCATCTGGATCTAAGTAGTCACTTGTTAGCATTTCTGCAATAGTTGCGCTTGGTGCAACTAAAGTGCTGCCGCCATTGTCTGCTTGTCTTGCATCAGCAAACAGAATACCATTTTCAGTTGTTTGATCTGCTTTATCAAGTAATACCCATGCAGCAAGAGTGCCGTTGTAACGATAAATCGCTGGATAGTTTTCGACATCTGCTGTGCTAATCCACAAATCACCAGTTTCAAGCGGATTGCCGTCGCTCTGTTCTGTTGGCTCAGCTGCGCTTACAATTGGTCCAGCTGGATCTGTGTCAACATAACCACCGTTTGAACTTTGATATCCAACCCAATCAGTACCGTTATGCAACATGATATCAACTTCGTCAACAATTGAGTTGTACCAAATTTCGCCGTCTGCTGTTAGGCTTAATGGCTCAGTGCCTGTTGCTGTATAGCTAAGTGGTTTCCAGTTTGAAGCAACATAATCGTTAGTTGCATCACCTGTTGGTGCAATGTAAAGATTAGCTGTTGCTGTAGCTGCATTGCCTGCGCCAGCGTTTGCATCAGGATCAAATCCTTCAAACCCTGCATCAGTCATAAAGCCCGAACCTTCAGTAATGCGGAATTCACCACCTAGTTTATGTTGAATTACAATTCTGTTGCCAGAATCAACAAGTGCAACAATATTAGTAAATCCTGCTGCGTTAATTGTACTTGCAATATCTTCAGCAGCGCCAACACCGGTCACTGATGGTGTAGTAATAGCTTTTGATACGCGAGTTGCAGAACCTACAACGCTTTCTTCTATACTAAATGTATATACACCTGATAGTTGTGCAACAATCTTAGCACTCGAAATGCTAGTTGCACCTGTTGCTGCACGTGAATAAATCTTATAGCTTGCTAGTGGTGAAGTAGATTCTTCAACGTTTCCTTTTACATAAACTTGTCCAAGGGTTAAGTTTGATCCGCCACCTGTTCTATCAAGATTAAGAATAGCACCTTCTGGTGAAGTAAATACCGGAGCACTTACTGTATCCCATAGTGCAGTATCACCATTGTATTGCTTAACACGGAAGTTTGCACCACCGTTAGGCACTGTTGTTTTAATCCAAAGTGAACCAGTCGGAGCAGGAGAAGTATCAGATGATTTGTATCCTGGAACATCAGTGTGTGGTTTAATTTCTAGTCTAGGAGCAGAATATGTACCTGCAACAATACCAGTGTTAGTTAACAAAGCACCAGTTACGTTAGCAATAACAACATCAACGCCTGTTGAATAAATTTCAAGTACGCCGTTAATTGCTGTTGCAGTAATACCTGCGATTCCGGAACTATTAATTTCAGCTGCAAATTCTGCAATAGTATTTTCACCAACTTGTACAGTTACAGGAGTACCATTAATAGTAATCGACTCACCGTCTGCTGGAACTGCATTTGCAATCGATGCACGAACCGCAGAATGACTTGCTGACCACCCAGTGCTACCAACTTTAACCCATGTGCCTGGATCATTATATGTAACAGCGCCTGCACTCGGTACTGTACCTGCAGACTTATACCACACTTGTGTAGTTGTAGTAGTTGCATCAACTGCATAGCTACCAATTTGACCTATTGAACCTTTTGGTACATCGTTTGTTAAGTCAGTAGGCTCAGTAATAACTAGTGGAGTTATTGATGTAAAACTTTGTCCGTTTACAGTAGTTACTGCTGCTGAATTCCATTCAAGAAGACCAAAGCCAGTAACTGCTGTGTCAAACCAATATGCACCATCTGCAGGCTCTCCGCCTGGAGCAGTTGCGCTAGGTGCTAGTTTAGCTGTGTCTAAATCTGCACGAACTACATATGCACGATTAGTAACACCTAGTAATGAATATGCAGTTTGTAAACCATATTCGTTAAGTTCTCCGCCATGTATCATGTTGCCGATACTATCCGAATAAAATAGCGGATCGCCAAATGTTTCTCCTAGCTCTCTCTGGCTAGTGATTAAATATGCTTTTCCTGCGTTTGCTTGCAGTGTACCTGCTGCAATTCCTGCTCCGCTGCTACTAGTTTTATTACTAGCAGAAGCAACAAAAATCATTGGTACTGTTCCGGCTGCGGCCGGAGTGTAGAATGATTCGTCAATTACATTGACTTCTACGCCTGGTGATACTAATGCCATTATATTTCTCCTATTGGATGTATGCTAAGTGTATTTATTACTTCCTAGAGAAAATGCCCTATATAACCTATGGAAAAAGGTACCGAAAAGGTGAGGTAAATACAATATGAGACCATTATGCAAGTGCGGCCAGCGTCCTGCGGCTATAAACTATAAAAAAGAGGACAAAGTTTATTATCGCAAACTATGCGAACGCTGTCTGCGCAATGGCATCGGGCACGGCGTGCCTAAATGGAAGCAGCGCGGCTATGTCAAAAAAGACTTTTGTGAGAAATGCAATTTTAAATCAAAACACACTGAGCAGTTCAATGTGTTTCATATAGATGGTGATTTAAATAATTGCAGTCCTACTAATCTTAAGACAATATGTGCGAACTGTCAACGTCTGTTGCAGAAGGAAGGTATCCGTTGGAAACAGGGAGACTTAGTCCCCGATTTTTAAAGATAGTACGCATCAGTACTTCTACATTGTTTTTAAGTCTTGCTAGATCGCCATTGTTGTCAATAGTGTAATCACACATCCATTGCTCAATACTCATTGAACTAGGATCTTCTTTTGGCAAATGATCACACCGATCGACCCAAATA